CTTCCGCTACGGTGGGTAGCTTGTCTATACAGTGGCGTTCAACGCTAAAGCCTACCCCTGTACCACACATGAGTATGTACATGGTCTCATCGAAAGCACGAGGACTATCTACAGGCACGTATGAACAGTTGTATCCACCTACATGGCAGCGGTCTAATGCTGGCCCTGATGTCATCAATGCTCTCATGCTAGGCATAATACCTAAAGACATAATAGCATTTGATAACTTCTCTTGTAACGCTTTTGTAATCGTATAGTTATGATTCTTTTTAAGATGGTCACTCATGTAGTCAAAGTATCTGTCTACAGTTTCAATCCATGTCTCTCTTCTTTGCTCGTCTTCTTTCCATCTAGCATATCTAGAGAGAGCAATAAAATTCTGATAATCAGTTGGTAAGTAGTTTTTCATTTAAATCTCCTCGCTAATCGCTCTCATGTGTTTTATTTTTACACCTGATAAATCATGTACATAGTCTTGCATATGATCTTGTATTTCTTCATCAACCCTGCCATCTGCAGGAACAGGATATTCTTCAGGGTCAATATCCAATGTCATCATAACCTTAACTCTTATCTTCATCTTCAACAACATCTATTAACTCATTGAGATACCATTGTGCTTTATATAAGTCTTCTACACCATTCTTGTACCTGTATCTCCAAAGGTACTTCATTATATTACCTTGTAAATAAAACTCAAAACCTTTATCTGTCATTGCCTTTATAGCTTGTATAGTTTCAATACCTGCTTTGTTGTAATGAGGTGGATGATTTACCATATCATCTTTTTTCCCTGACAAATATTTAACTTTTTGTTCTTTTGTTTTCTCTTCCATTTCTTTTGCTTTCTTTCTCATATATTCTATATGTTTTAACATTATTTATCCTCACTTCTTTTTAATGCACGTTCAAAGTTAACTTTTATCACGTTATCAGTTACATTGTCAATAGGCATTGACTGTTTTATGTCTTGGTTGTCAGGGGTGTTTAAAAACTTTTCAACTGATTGTCTTACTTTTTCACTATCTTCCATCATAGTTATGCCTGCACAAACCATCTGACAAAGATGTTGTAAGCTCCAAAAACTTTCATCATCTATGTTAGCTCTTCTAGCCTGTATTGCAAGTTGATATTTACCATCCCAATAGCCTTGCTCATCTATGGATGGTATTACTTCTACAAAAAAATGATTTCCTCTGTTATTATATTGTGTCATATTATCTCCTTACTTTTTTTCCAACAAACTTTATGAAAGATAGGTGTTTGTTTTTACCTTTTTCTTTTAACCAATCTTCAGGTATTATTCTGTCGTAATACCTAAACTTATGTTTTATACACCATTCGGCATAAGAAGTTTTAGAACCTTTATACAACTTAACTCTGCTATTTGTAAACACAAACCTAATATCTAATTTAGGATGTTGCTTTTGTATAGCCAAATGTTTACGTCTATCAGAAGCTAGAAACCTTCCTTTTGTTTCTATAATTAAACCATTGTCTAAGATGAAGTCAGGGGTATAGGTGCGATAGGCTAAGTCTTCCCATTCTATCTTAATAGATTCATAAGAAAATTTAAACTTATTATCTTTCAGGTAAATGGATAGCTTGTGCTCTAATCCACTCCTATACCCATGCTTGATAGCATTTCTACGTTCTCTATGTGGAGACACTAAAGTAGCCTTCTCCAACCTGTGAACGGATTGAACTCATAAGAATCATGAGAATAAGTAACACCAAGAGCTTTCATCTCTTCTTTTACTGCTTCGTCTGCTAACTTCTTAGCTTCCATAGCTTCTCTTAAACCTTTGGTTCTCATCTCACGTAGAGTTTTCTTAGCTTCTGCTAATTCTTTCTCCATCGTTTCAATGTCCTTGTTAAGTTCTTCTATCTTTTTTGCATCTGTAGTCATTATTTTATGCTCCATATTTTCTTTGCTTCTTCTTTCATCTTACCATTCCACATCCATGAATCTAGGTTAGGATAAACAAAAGAAGCTAACTCATGCTTATCATCACTGATAGACAAAAACCTCTGTATACTGTAAGCAACTTTCTCAAGTTGTTTCTTGTATGAGGTTAAGTTTTTAAGTGTGAATGTCTTATGCTCTTTAGGTGTAGCAAAAAACAAGTCAACACTATTCTTTGGGTATGCCATAGAATATAATGCCATCTGTCTCTTCTGTGCTTCTGTTGGTTGTGATGGCATTCTAGTAGATGTTTTCAAGTCTACTATTTTATCTTTAAATCTAAAGTCTATGTAACCCATTATTGGTACAGGCAGATCATCTAACTGCACCTCAACTTTTTCTTGATAGTCTTCTAAGTCTTCATACTTAAAGTTTTCATCAATTATGTTTCCAAAGTTCTTTAACAAGCTCCTTTCTTTTTCTGTTTTCTTGTCTCCTAAATCAATCATAGACTCAGTACACAATGTCATGAACTTCATGTCTAACATGTTATAATCAAACTTACCTTCTTTATATTTATTAGCAAGTACAAACTCTGATGCAATACCTCTTATTGCACCTGCACCACTTGATGATTTAGCTTTAAACAAATACCTAGCAACCCACATAGGTGGGTCACTAATATATGTATTTATACTACTAGGTGAAAGGTAATTGATACCATGTGCTTTGAAAGCATTATTACTTAGCATCGCTATCCATTTCTACATCAATGAAGTCTTCAACAGTTTCCATATCTTCTTCAGATACTTCATCTTGTTTCTCAGAGACTCTAGTGTCCCATGCAGAAACTATTCCATCATTGTATGATTTTACCCAATCAAGAAAGTCACCAAATACTTTATGATCTTCTTCTGTTATCTCCACCTTCTTGGATGTATCTAACTGAACTATTGGTGTATAAAAACTACCACCATTGTTTAGTTTGTTCTCCTTAGTGCCTTCTAACTTTATAACATGTTGAAGAGGCAAGGCTTCCATCTTAGCAAATCTAGAAAATACATCTCCTATTGCTTTGTAGGCATCCCTATTGTCTATCTCCCATATTACAGGAAACTGAGATAAGTCTTCTATTTCATTACCATCAATACCTTTTACAGGATCAATCATCTTTACAAGACCAAAGACAACTCTGTTTCTTTTTATTTCTTTTATTAACTTTTTGGTGTCTTCAGGTAATGCCTGAAAGTCTTTTACATAACCTGCAGGTTTACCACAGTTAAAAGTACCATCGTTGTCTTTTAAATCAATGTTTAGTGTATCAGACATAATTGTCTTTACATAACCACCCTGCTTTTCTCCTTCTTTTGCAGAACGATTTTGTTTAAACTTCTTATACATAAACCTCTGTAAGAATGGTCTAAACTCTACCTTTTCTGAAAAGTAAAAAGTGCTTGGGTCATTAGGAATCTCTAGTCTGTACATTCCACCTTCTACAACTTCCATCTTAACAGATTTACCATTAGCTTGACCCATACCCATGGTAGGATTGTGCCATATTCTAAATCTATTTAAGACATTAGTTTTCTTTTCACCACTACTTGTAGGCAGTCCCATTGCCTTTGCCATAGTAGCATAATTGTCTGTATTTATTGTAACTAATTCTGTCATATTTATTTTACTCCTTTCAAAAGAATCATAGTTATATCACGATACATCTTTGGTGTCAAGCCAATTACTACCCATCTTTGCTTCTAGTAGAAGTGGCACATCAAACTGTATGCTAAACTCTAAATTAATCATATTTATCAATGACTTATTAGTGTCACGTATAATATTTAAAACAACATCTTCCTCACTTGGATGGACATCTATTACAATAGAATCATGTACAGTATTTACCACACATGACTTATGTTTGTCAAGCTCCTTTTCAATGTGAACAAGCACGAGAGGAACAATATCTGCAGTTGCAAAACTCTGCACAGGATAGTTTTTTATCTGTGTAAAGTGAGATACTGTACCATTTCTTTTTCTCTGAACATCAGGGAATGAAAACTGTCTACCTGATGGTGTAGTTATCATACCTGTATTCAGAGCTTCTTTAGCCAATTTGGAGTGCCATAGTGCGACTCCTTTGTACTTCTCTGTGAAGTGTTTATAATATGTAGCTTGAGCATTCGTTCTCCCAAATCCTGTCGCTCCATAGAGGGGTGCAAAAGTGTGTGCTTTCGCTTCTTGGCGAGAAGTCTCTTCCCCTGCATTACTAAT